CGAGAAACTTTCGGTGAAGGTGGTGGCACCGCTGATGAAATCGTTGAACGTATTCGCCGCGAGGTTCGCGATGAGTATGAGCAATTGATTTCTAACGCCGAGAAAGCAGGTAAGCCGCGCGTGGTTAAGCGTCTCAAGAGTGAAATGCGCGACATGGTTGGTGACGGTAACGCAGAGGGCGATATTGTCAAAGGCTTTAAACGTCAGATGGGGACCCTGTCTCTACCAGACAATCCTGAAAGTCTGCTTGGATACTCTGTTGCTAAAGCACGTGAGTTCAACTTTGTCCGATATGGTGGTGGCTTCTTGGTCTCGTCGTTAACTGACGTGGCTAACGTCACTTTGACCACCGGCTTCGGCACATTCTCACGCGCCAATGCAAAGGCTCTCGATCGCACAATTCGCGGCATGGGTAACCAAGAGATCCGACGTATGGCGGCGGCTCTGGAACTCATTACCCACAACTCCCGTTCAATGAAACTGAACGCGGTTGAGGATATGAGGAACATGACCGGAATTGGTGAACACGGTACCTTAAAACACTACTTCACAAGTACGACCGATCGCGCCCTTGGCGGGCTAGGTCAAGCGACTTCATATTTGTCTGGAATGATGTGGTGGAACACGCGTCTGAAGATGCTGTCCATGATCGAAATGCAACACAATTTCGTTGAAATGGCCGGTAAATACGACCGTCTTCTATCGGAGGCTTCTGCCGGAAACAAAGCGTCTGAGATGGAAATCGCCCAACTTGCAAGTCTTGGTTTGGGCGCAGATCAAATGCGACGTGTCCAGAAGATGCTCTCTAAACACGCTCCTACCGAATATGAAGGTGTCTCCGAACTCAATATGGTTCGTTGGCTCAAAGAAGGTAGTGAAGGCCAAGAGGCATATGGTGACGTATTACGTGCACTTGAGAACACAGCAAACCGCGCAGTGATGACACCCGGAAAAGGGGACACGCCGTTCTTAATGTCTAACCAGTATGCGAAGGCTGTACTTCAGTTTCAAACATACGGTTACACGATTATGAATCGGTTTATGATGCCCGCCTTTCAGCGCATGGCAAGCCACGGCGACATGGAAGCATTCATGTCACTTGGATTGGCATACATGATGGGTAGTGCAGTCGTCTCTATTAAGGACATCATCAACGACGGTGAGATCAAAGATCGAACACTCACACAGTGGGGGTATGACTCTTTGGATCGGGCGGGCTTTACGGCCTACCTCTCCAGCTATCTCTCCGCAGGTGCAAGGCTGACGGGTGCCGTGGAAACCACACGATACGCGCAAGACCGTAACCTGTTGGCGTTGATTGGTGGTCCAACAGGCAGTTTGGTTCAGGACATACACGACCTGACTACTGCCACTACTGCTGGTGACGGTGAGCGTGCGCTCAGAGTCGCACAAAAACTTACGCCCTTCCAAATGCATCAAAAGCTAATTGGAATTGCAATGGGGCAATAACTTCGGGGGGGCTTCGGCTCCCCCTTCATCTTTTAAAGGGGATAACGATGGCATACGCACGTTCCGTGTTTAACATCGATGCGGCAAAAGCCGGTCTTCCCGATCCTCAGAATCGTCAGTTTGACGTTGATTTCCCTTACCTCGATAAGGCACACGTTAAGATTCAATCTGATGGGGCGGAAACACTTCAGTACGAGTGGATTAACGACTACCGAATTCAACTAGACGACGCACCTAATGCTGGTGGCGTTGTTGCGATTTTTCGGGAGACCTCACCCACCGAGCGTATGGTGGATTATCAGACAGGCTCTGTTCTTTCTGAAGAGGTACTCGACCTCGACTCTTTGCAGGGTTTCTATCTCGCGCAAGAAGCAAACGACATTAAAGAAATTGCGCTGGCCCGTAACGCGGTCAACCAATTTGATGCCGACAACAGCCGAATTGAAAACCTAGCGGCACCTGTTAACCCCGGAGACGCTGTTAACTTAGCATTCTTTGGTAATAACATTGGTGCAATCACAGCCGTCAATGCAAACCTGACAGCTATCACTGCCGTCAACGCAAACATTGAAGATGTTAAGGTTGTGGCAGACACGTTAGATTCAATTCAAGAAATTGCTTCTGGTGACACCGCAAGCAATATCAACGCGTTCAACGCCTATTACAAACGTCAAGCCACAGCACCAACCGGTGTGGTGGAAGGCACGTTATGGTTCGACACGCAAACAGACACGTTGAAGGTATTTAATGGTAGTGCCTTCCAACCTTACAACACATCAGTTCAAACCGAATTCCAAGGTTTGAAAGTTGATAGTGACGGGATGCTGAAGTGGACGCATGGAACAGCAGACGACACGTTCGTGTCCGAAGACTACGACGACTGGTTCTTCGCGCTGTCAGATGTCGAGATCTTAATTGATGCCAATGGGCACCTGAAAGTGAGGTACTAATATGTTTGAAGTCGATCTTGGAAAAGTGCGCTTCAACTGGAAGGGTGCATGGGACGCTGGTGTTACATACGCACCTAAAGACTGTGTCACTTATGGTGGCACGACTTACACAGCTACCGTGACAAGTAAAGGCGTTCTCCCTACGGACAACACAAAGTGGGACATCATGGCCCTTGGTTCAGACCTTGGCTCGTTGTCGGTTTCTCCCGGAGACTTCTTCTATTACAACGGCACATCACTACGACGCCTCGCGGCGGGTAGTAATGGTCAAGTATTGAAGATGGGATTGAATGGCACACCAAGCTGGTCGGACCCAGACCTACTGTCGCCAATCATCCAGACAAGAAACTTTGTGGACTACAACCGCACGAGTGTTAATAACGGTCAATTCTATTATTTCGGACAAAGCTCGACAGGTGTTTCGATCACACCTCGAAAAATCACCAGCCTCATCCGTGTGCGTATGGATCTATTCTCAGAGCCAAACACGCACGATTGCTGTTATCGCGTCCAATACTCAAAAGACAATGGCGCAAACTGGTCCAACATGAGATTGGCGACAGTCAACCAAAACGTGCACGGTATGTTCCAAGGGTATGAATACTCTGGTGACTACAGTTCAACACCCTCTCACTCCAACTTTGAGTTGGTACAGGCGTTCTCAACACAATCACCAATCCTCTTCAGGATTGTCACGGTTTACGGCGACGTGGTGATGAACGGTTCTTGGAGTGGTGGCTATGAGAATGCACAATCATCAATTCAACTGGCAGAACTGAACTCAGATTTCAACTCTGTTAACTACATCGGAGGATCCTAATCATGGCAGTAGTTTATCTAGGAAAACTACGCTTCGATTGGAAGCGTGATTTTGATCCCTCTAAAGCATATGAAGCAAGGGATGTTGTCCGACACAACGGTGACATCCACATCTTCACACGCAACCACTCAGCAGGTTCTTGGAACCCATCAGACGCTGATGTGATGTTGGTCAGTGCTGATGTTGTTACAACTGAGGGTGATCTCACCACGGCCAACAATTCTGGTTTGATCGAGCGTTTGCCTATTGGGTATGACCATACGGCGGAGTGGTCTGGTAATAAGTTGTTGGGCTCTGTTTCAACAGTACCTACCCCAGAGACTGTTACAAAAGCGGTGACCATAGCTGACAACCAGTTCTACGTTGATGGCGCGTCATCGCCGGTGGTTGATGTATTTCGTAAGGACACGCTGGTATTTGACCTGTCTTCAGCTACTGTTGCTGGACACGCGTTTGAGTTGTCGTCAATTAAGAACGGCATCCACGGTGGTAACACCAATACCCACGTCTCTACCGTCTCTGATGGTTCGACAACATTCCTACAGGTCTCAAGTCCTGTTGTGGCCCTGACGCCCGGCGGTATGCCGGTGACGGCCCTACGAACGATCTACACCTACTACCCAGACAGCACTACAACACCCGCCTACATGGGGGCTGAGTACGCTTACGTTTGGGTACAAGGGACGCTGACGTTTGATAGCACCGTTAGTGCTTCACTGACAACCACCACGGTGGAAGGTCGTGAGGTATTGTGTGTCAATGGACGCCCCGCGTATCAGTTTGTTGCTGAACCCTCACACACGACCGTGGCAGGACACTCAGACTCAAACTGGGCCGCGTTTACTGCGGCTGGTGCCACTACGAAGACGGCAATGGGGACCGCTGGTTTACCTTCGTTTATCTACAACACAGGCGTTGTTCGTACTGGAACACAGGGATCCGCCGATGCAAAGATAACCATCAACACAACCGCAGGTACTACCAGGTTTTATTACTTTGATAACACCCTTGTTGAGACTGCTGGTGGTAATACTGTGGAGCCGGAGTCACACCCTGAGTCAGCCAAGTTGGCTTGGGAAACACCGCGCGTTGTTCAGACTGCGTACAACTCGTTAAACAGAATAGCGTACTTTAACGCGGGCAATGCTCTCGCGGGCACGACTTGGTATGACCTAGACTGGACGTTTGAAAATGGTTCTGAGTGGACATCGAGCTCAGCTTTCAGACCGTCTATCAAAGTTCGACAAAACGGGACCGTTCTCCGCCACACCATGAGTATTCACATGGGTTGGAACTACTCCGCTTACCACCAATTTGGTCGAATTCTACGAAGCGAAGATGGTGGTGCTACTTGGACGAGGCCGTCGTGTTTAGTCAACACTTACGCAAGTGGGTCAACGTCTGCCGACTTTGGTGCGTATGTTTACACGACGAATTCCGCAACATACGCCTACACAGGTGAGCAGGTTGCGTTGTCATTTGTCGATACTGATGCCGTTCAGGGTAAAACTTATATCTATAAGATCCAAGCCATGACAACCACAGCCTGTTCAATCAGCTTCAACTTTCAACACCAAGTGAACGGTAACAACTATTCCCGTATTGGTACGAGTAACTGGCAGATTGATGAGATTGTTGTAGATCAGAGTGTTAAGGAGCAGTGATGAGCCAAGTAACCATAGACCTCGGGAAGGTTAAATTCCAGTGGCGTGGGGCTTATGATGCATCAACCACATATACAAAAGACGACGTCGTTCAACACGGCGGATCGTCTTGGGTCTGTGTGGTTGACTCCATTTCTGCCTCTGCACCTATCGCTACAAACACCGCATGGAATCTGATGGCACTAGGGGGCGACCCCGTAAGTCTGATGACAAACGAGGGCGATCTATTGGTTCGTGGTTCTACGGGCCTTGAACGTCTTCCTATTGGGGGTGATGGTCAAGCGCTTGTGGTAAACGGTGGTGTGCCTGAGTGGGACTATCCGAGCGGTGTGAGGATTCTTCAGCGTGTTGTCGCCACACCAAACCCCGGGTCTTGGGAGTCAGTCGATTCATACGCATGGGTTCCGGGTATGGAGCAGTCCATCACACCTACACGGTCAGACAGCCGCATCCGCGTCCACTGGCAGTATCACATTTACTGGCAAGGTGGTGCCCACTCGATTGAACACATCCGCGTCTATCGTGACCAAAACGCTAACGAGAGTTGGGTGCAGGTCAAAGGCTACACAGAGTCTGCCACGTATCAAGAGAAGTTTTGTTCGTTCCTTTGGGATGAGTCGACTTCAAGCACAATTGCGACACTCGGTGACGTAGTGCGCTACAAGATGCAAGCCCGCGACTACGCCCATAATGGTGACGCCGCAAACTTCCACGGTACAACCTATTGGGACGGCACTGGCGGTAGCGTCGGCGGTGGTTTTGGTTGGGCGGGCCCTGTTCTAACTATTGAGGAATACTTACCATGACACAAGTGACTATAGACCTTGGTAAGGTCAAGTTTAATTGGCGTGGTACTTATGACCCTTCAGCAAGTTACTCTTCAGACGACGTAGTGCATTACGGCGGGTCGGCTTGGGTGGCGGTTAGCTCCGTCACTGGGCTGGCTCCCGGCGCGACGGCAGACTGGGAGATGATGGCGCTTGGGGGCGACCCCCTAAGTACCATGATCACGCCGGGTGACCTCTTGGTTCGTGGTGCTACAGGCCTTGAGAGACTTCCGCTAGGCCCTCCGAACTCGCTTGTAAAAGTGAACAGCGCCGGGACGGCAGTTGAGTATGGCTCAGACAGTAATGCTAAGTTGATTCAACGTCAGCGTAACGTCTACACGTCAGGGGCATGGGAAAACACATCAGCGATGAACTGGGTTCCCGGCCTCTATTACGACGTAACACCAGTTGATGACACATCAGCGATAGTCATTAAGACAGGTTTTACCGTTCGGCGTGTAGCGGCCAACGACCATATCACCAATATGAACGTCGCGATGTCAAATCCAGATGGAAGCGACATTCAATACCTAAGTCGATTTGAAACGTCAAACCACAGCGGCACATACCACAACCAATGGACTCATTATGAGTTTGAGGTTCCAAGCTGGGGTGCTGGTATCACAAAGCGTGTTGGACTGTTATCGGCCGGTCACGACTATGCCAACTATCGTGGAAGATTTCACGAAACATATTGGAGCCAATACGACGCGACACCTTTTGGTGTCAATGCATATCCATATTGGATTGCGGAAGAGTGGAAATTTTAAGGAGAAATCATGGTCAGATATGACTTAGCAATGCATAGCTTATATGCAGGGCGAAACTATGGCTGTCTTGGCCCCAACTACGAAGACATCAACTGGTACGAGGGTGCTGTTAAACCAACAGCCGAGGTGCTTGAAGCGGAGTGGGCTCGAATTGAGGCTGAGACAAACGCCAAGTTTGTTGCCCAAAACCGCTTCCTCGCCTACCCATCAACCGACGAGCTTATAGTTGCTCTGTGGGAAAAGTTAGTTGAGACCGACGGACTAACGTCCCCAGCAATCATGGCCCTTCAAGAGCGTCGATTGCAGGTCAAAGCCGACTTTCCGAAATAAGGGGGACAGTAGATGCCTGAAGTATCAACACAAGACATCTACTACCGCCTCGGACAACTCGAAGGAAAAATTGATGCTTTTCTCACCCGCCTCTCAGCACATGAGGGTGAGGTAGGGAAGCTCGAGGAACGTGTACAAACTCTTGAAAAAGCTAAACACGTCGCTTCTGGTTATGCCGCCGCAGTAGGTGCTATTGTTGGTGTGGTGGTTGCTGTCGCAATGAAGGTGACCTAATGCCAATACTAACTGCCTTGGCGGCCGCTTCGGCGGCGCTGACGGCGGTGAAGACGCTGGTAAACGCCGGAAGAGATATCGAGGATTGTGTGGGACAGCTAGGGAAATGGTTCTCTGCTGTCTCAGACATCCAACAAGCTGAACAAGAGGCGGCCAATCCGCCCCTATTCCGCAAGCTGTTACACAGCGGGAGCGTGGAAGAAGAAGCACTACAAGCCACCGTCGCCCGCCAAAAATTACAAGAACAAGAACGTGAACTGAGGGAACTCATCACGTACCGCTACGGCTTAGACGTCTATCGACAAATGTTGAGGATGCGCCGTGAAATCAAAGAGAAGCGTCAGAACCTTATATACAAACAGAGGAAGCGCCGTCGTGCGCTACTTGACGCTGTACTCATCACAATTCTGATCGCCATGACCATCGCCATACTAAGTGGAATGGTGTGGTTAATCGTTACTAAGGGAGGACAGTAATGCTACCAATCATTACGGCTCTACTTCCCAAGGCTCTTGAGATCCTTGACGAGGTCATACCGGACAAAGATGCGGCACAAAAAGCCAAGATATCGATGGAAGCAAAACTCCTCGATGCGGCCTCTGCCGCCAACCTAGCCCAAGCGGCTACCAACACAGCAGAAGCACAGCATCGATCGACCTTCGTGGCCGGTTGGAGACCAGCGATTGGCTGGGTGTGTGCGCTGGGCCTCGCTTGGAACTTCATCGGCTACCAACTGGTGCTCTACGGTCTCAACATCATGGGACGTACAGACATCCTCCTCCCGCCTATGTCGGGTGACAACCTCATGGAACTCACGTTCGCGATGTTGGGTATGGCCGGTCTTCGTACATATGAGAAATTTAAAGGGGTAACTAAATGAAAGACACCCAGATACTCCGCGACAAGCTACTCAACCGTTTGATCAACATTGTTGACACCGATGAAGAGTTGTCTCCGGCTATGGTGTCCGCTTGCGTCAATTACTTGAAGCAGTTCCCACCACCAGAAGAACTAGACACGCTACCAGCGGCTAAACACTTGAGTGCTTCCCTCGAGAAGTACGTCAACACCATGCCGTTTCGTGGAGGTGCTAACTGATGGCAATGGAACCTTTAAACACATCGACTGCGGCAAAGATGCCTACGGTGACTGGACAACCCGGAAAGGTTCTACAGATCACGCCATCAAAAGCCAGCAACACCACGACAACACAGCCGGGCACACCGGAACCAACGAAACCTAAAGCCTCTCTCTTTGCCCCTAAGAAGGAAGACCAGTCGCTCTTGGCCGCGCCAAGCAGTGATCCGAAGGCTGTGCCGGGTACATTCAACGGCGTCAGTTCAATGATCGATGGTTACCTTCGCATCGCTAGACGGCGTTATGTGGCTCGAGGTGCCTACAACAAGTAATAACAGGAGTAACGATGCTTAAACCCCTCCTCATAGACGGAAAACCACACTGGGAAACTAACTTCCCACCAGAAGTAGCAGGGGCTTTCGAAGACTTTCGTAACTTTCTGTACCTCGTGTGGCAACACTTGGGACTACCAGCGCCTACTCCGGCTCAATATGAGATCGCCCACCGCCTTCAATATGGATTAGACACCATAGAGTGGTTGGAGGTGGATGAGGAAGAGCGCCTTTCGTTCTCTTCGATGCCACGTGAAGACATCATTCGATGCTTTCGATCCTTGGGTAAGTCGTACATCACCTCCGCCTATGCAATCTGGCGGCTGATGCGTAACCCCCGGGACGAAAAGATCATGGTTGTCTCGGCTACTGGTTCCAAATCAAAGGAATTCGTGGCGCAGACAAAGGGTATTTGCCAATCAATGCCTCTGGTTCAATGGCTCTTAGAGGGCACCAGAGATAGTGGAGCAAGTCGTCGCGACATGGCGGAGCAATTCGACGTGGCGGGCGCATCGCTGTCCCAGAGTTATTCTGTGGCGGCGAGGGGTATCACAGGCCAGATTACTGGATCTCGTGCTACCTTGTTGATCGCTGACGATATTGAAGTCGAACGTAACTCTCTTACCGAAGAGGCTCGTCAGCGGATTGTGAAGATCGTCCAGTCGGACTTTGTTCCTATTACCAAGACTGAACATGGTAAGGGGGACATCATCTTCTTGGGTACACCTCAGACTGAAGAGTCCGTGTATAACACGCTGGTGAAGGAGATGGGCTTCAGGTGCTTTACGATCCCGGTTCGATACCCGGAGCGGGACAAGCTAAAGAACTACCTGATGACGGACAACCAGACAGGTCGCGAGGTGAACATCCTCGCCCGGTACTTACGGCACGCCTTTGAAGAAGGAACCATAAGTCACGGTAAGACAACAGACAGCCGGTTTGGATCTGAAGAACTATTGGGCATCGAGGCTAAAGGCCGCGCGTCCTTCGCACTTCAGTATATGCTGGATACGTCGTTGTCAGACGCTGAACGGTATCCGTTACGCCAGTCCGACTTGATTATCATGGCGTGTAATCCTGTGAAGGCACCGCTGACAGTTCAGTGGGGCAAGCACAACGACAAACACAACTACATCAAGGACATCCCGAACATTGGTTTCTCAGGGGACCACCACCTCCGCCCTCTATTCATGGATACAGAGTGGGAACCTTACGAGTCTAAAGTCCTCTTCGTTGACCCATCGGGTCGCGGTAAGGATGAGACAGCGTGGGCAGTGGTGGGTGTTCTCAACGGCATCATGTATGTCCTACACGTAGCGGGCTTTGCGGCAGATCCTGCCGAAGCTATGGCCCGTATCGCTGTAGACGCTCGGAAGTATGACGTAAGCACCGTAGAGGTCGAGCCTAACTTTGGTCAGGGTATGTGGGTAACCGCATTCAACCCTATCCTCAGTAAGATCTGGCCGGGCGGATGTACCGTCAAAGAGTCTGAGTGGGCGAAGGGCCAGAAAGAAGGCCGGATCATCGACACACTTGAGCCTGTCATGGCGCAACACCGCCTCGTCTTTGATGAGGACATGGTGCGACGAGAGTCCAAACTTGAGGATCATAGGTTCTCCCTCCTCTACCAACTCACACACATCACCAGAGACCGTGGTGCACTACGTCACGACGACCGCTTAGACGCGTTAGCCGGGGCTGTGGCGCACTATCAGAGGTCGATGGGTCAAGATGTACACGAAGCGGCCAAAGGCGTCTTAGACGGCCGTATGGACGACGAGATCGAGGACTTCCTCGACTTCATGCAGGGTGGTGGGAAGATGGGGATGAGGGGTGTCAAGCGTAATGGTGAGCGGACTGAGGTCTGGTCATCGGATCGTAACCAAGGACCCCTATGAAACTCGTCAAGATCGAATGGTCAGACATCACGTCTTGGTCCGGATGGAACGAGGAGTTGGTACAAGAGGGTAAAGATGTCCCTCTTGAGGTTACTACAGTGGGCTACTTGGTTCGAAAGACTAAGACCACCGTAACGATCTCCGACTCCTCCCCCCACATTGGAAACGTAACCGTATTCCCTCGTGGATGCATACGGACAATCACCGAAATCAAATAGGAAATTACTATGTATCGTCTCTCGACGCGGT